TTAATTGGAACGCTTACTGTTAAATACGGACTTTGCGAAGTCGATAAACGTGATAATGACTTTCGCCCAACGTTCCCAATTCTGGCCAAGATCTGCCACGAATAATTTTACGAAAGCCAATACCCATGCCTTTTTATCAGCACCTGAATCACGCTCTTTTTCAGCTGCATCCATCGCATTGACAGTTGTTTGAACGATTTCACGTCCAACACCATAAGCATCCACAATTGGAGAAAGTGCGCTGGCAATAGTTAATACTTGCATGTGCTATACCCCTTTTTCATGCTGAATAATCACATCTGCAATCGCTTTAGCAACGAGCCAATATTTTGCTTGCAATACTGCAAATTCTGCTGGATTTGAAATAAAGCCAAGTTCAACGATCAGACCACCATTTGACACAAAGCCAAGTTTTCCGCGTGCTGAATCAGATTGATCAATCCAACCATCCTTGCCACGTAATCGGCTGCCTGTGACCTCTACAATTGCTTTGGAAATAGCTTGTGCCAATTTCTTATCTTCTGGGAGCGCAATTGTTTCAACGCCATTTGCCTGGGGATTTGATGATGCATTCAAATGGAATTCAATTGCTGTACTTGAGCCACGAATGATTTGAATCGCATTGGTCAATGGTAAATTAATGCTACCTTGACCATCCGTCTTAACGACAAGTCCAGTACGCAAAAGATAAAGTTCTACTGCATTGCGAACTTTCACGACAAAATCAGCTTCCTTATCCTTACCCCGTACAGCACCAGGATCTGCATTACTGTGTCCAGCTGTCACACCAACAAAGCCCAATGGCTGATGCAAGCTTGGTTGATAAATCTTTTTACCAATCCAAGACAGGAATACCATCACCCCACCAGTAATAGACGCATGATATTCAACTGGGATTATTTTAAAATCCATGGCCCACTGCAGTGCTGGAATAATCACAAGTAATAAAAAAGCCCCCAAGGCCGGGAGCTTAACTGACAAATATTGCCATGCATTTTCATTAATTAATTTCATCTTTGATAGTTCCTTATAGTTGATACATCAGATTCAAGTCGGGCTGTTTTCTCTTTAAGAAGTGAGTTTTCTTGTGCATTCTGGATAATTGAAGATCCGACCCATGTGCACACCCCGATAAAAACGCCTGCCAGAAGAGTGATGGCAATACGAATGACATTCAGGCCACCATCAAGCTGAGCTGATTTGTTTTCCAGAGAGCCTACTCGGGTAATAATGGAGTCAATGTCTTTGCGGTTTTCAGCACTCACGTTTTGGTGCGCTTCATTAATGAAGGTCAATCTAGTGACGTGGTCGGATAGCATTCGAATATCAGACTGCATTGAATCAATCTTCTTCTCTACTCTGACCCCGTATGACTCGTTGTCGGTCATAAGACCCCCTAAATTTTGGTAATAAAAAAGCACCCGATTGGGTGCTGTTATTTTTAAAACATTTAAAATACAGTTGGTGGCAAAAAGTCCTCTTCATATCTCGAGTGGCCAACTGTCAGTCTTGCATGTTGAATTCTACAAGGATAATAATAACCAGTCACTCCACCAGCCGACCCAAGAATAATTTCATTAAATGCTTGAGTAATACCTCCGGACAGTGAGTAACTTTCACTAAGAACCCCATCAATGAAGATATTAACTGCTGTTCCGTTGTGGCTAATTGCTAAGTGATGCCATTCATTGTCAAATAGCCTTGGGAGTTGCAACCCGTTTAACCACCAAGAAAATCCATTTCTACTTATATAAAGCCTTCCGTTTCCAGACATAACTACCGTGCCAACAGCTTCGCTTTCATCTGAAAATAATCCGAAAACAGCACCACTACCTATTCCGGCCTTTAGATATAATTCAAAACAGAAAGATACCCCCTCTGATATGACATTGCCTATATCAAAACGAATACGCCCGTCCTGGTTTGCATATAAGCAGCCATCCTCTATTGCGCCATCCGCACTATCGATGACTGCAGGACCACTAACTATGGGACTTAATCCTTTTGTATCATTAAAGTCTTCCGTAAATGGTGCATAAAACACTACAAATTGTTCGAGTGAATTAGAGATTGTGCTTACAGTCTTTTGCCCTCCTAGTTTTTCCGCACTGCCCTTTACGGAACTAATGCAAATATAATAAGTTTTTCCAATATCTATATCTGTATCAATGTAGCTCCGCAAATCACCATCAAGTATAACCTTGGGTGAAGGCAGGTCTATTGGATCAATCGGTGTTTCAGAACAGTAGTAGCGCTGTTCATCAACAAATCCGTCTAATTTCCAATTTAGCTCTAAACGATTAGTCATTTTTAAACTCAACTGTTAAATCATACGGTGCTGAGAAGAATTGTGATAACTCAACAATATATTCAAATGGTTGCAAGCATTCATAACCATCTCGTACAGTTTTTAAAGTGATTCTTACAAAGCGAGTATCGGCTTGCATAGATGAAATTGGCATTGTATAGCTTGTAGATCCGGTGATATTTGCATTTGATGTTGCAAGCTCAATGTCATTTTCACCTAACTGGGTCAAAGTTAGATATGTTTGAGTGTTTTGTTCAATTGTCACGCCATCGTCAAACCAGCTCAGCTGCATACCACCGGTTTGTTGTACACGATTTCGATCAACCCAAGTAATAACCAAGTCGGTTTCAATTTCAGCAGGGAAATACTCGCCATTGATTTTGACATTCGCTGGCGGGTATGGTCGGATTGCACGTGCTTGAATTTCAACCAGCATACCTGTCACTACAAGCTCTTGAATCCCGCTCGGCGTTGTTGTTAAAACTTGTGCTTCAACAATTTCGCTCTGTGCGTACTGAGTGGAATCAAAAGCCACATCCGGCAGATCAAAAACAAATAAATATCCGCTGCTGTGCTTTTTCGGAACAGTATCAAGTACACCGCGCTTCACGGTTAAAACTTTCGTTACATCATCAAAGCTCACAAACCCCATTAATTCATCATTCAACAAAATCAAGTTGCTTGAGTTTGCGGTTTGAGCTAAAGAGCCAGTGACTGTAAATGATGAGCTTGCTTCAGTAATTGACTGATCGAGTTGTAAAATATCGCAGTAATCAAGACGAGAGACCTGCTCAAATTCACCCGCCCCGCCATCCGTATAAAGAAGTGCGTTAAGTGAGTTGTTTTGCGGTTTCGCTGCAATTGCAGCCACATAGCCAGTATCAGGATTATTAGACAACTCCAGATCAGCATTTGTTTGACCTGCGCGAAGTACAGTTAAATAGTATGGTGCTTCAAATACTGCATTAATACTCGGTTGCGGTGGCTGCGGTGCTGTGTCTACTGGGGTATCAACCACAATAGAAGTGTTCATTTCACTCGAATGCGGAATCACTTCTTCAAAATCAATCGTCACAGTATTGTCAGTACCATTGCCAAGATTGATTTTCATGATGCGAGCTAGAATCGCACCATTCCACTTTCTAGACCACGGCAAGCGAATTAAATCGTACCGATTCCATTTACGCGCTTCACGCCAGCCAGTTGTAAAACTGCCCGACCATGCGGGAGTAGAGAACTGTTTTAACTTCCAGTTCGCAACAATTTCAGCATTGCGCATATTCATGAAATACGGAAATTCAACAGACTCGGCATTGGTATGCCCCATCGTTAAAATTGATCCGTTTTCATACACTGAAAAAGTAGAGTTTTTGATACGCTCACGATCGTAATAAGTGACATTGAGCTGATTCACAATGTCATCACTATTCATGATTTCAAGAGACAAATCCTTGATTTTATTTTCCGCAATATCATGAATTTCATCTTCAGTAAACCAGTCATCTCGAAACAAAACCATTTCATATAAACCCGTCTGACGGTTTACACGAATACCGGCTTCAATGTGATAACAGAGTTCTTCGATAGCTTCAATACATGATTTCTCATCAATCGCCCATGAAATCCCCAAACCTTCATCGTAAATTCTGTCTGCTGCTTTCATGAAGTTCACATTATTCACATCAGATTCAGGCTTACTCATCGCTGTGTCATCTGTAAGAATTTCACGTATTTTGTGGATTGGATTTATATCTTTTTTTTCTAGATTATCTTGAAAGAAGACACTACCCATGAGCCCACTAAGCTCAATATTCCCGATAATTGAGTATCCGCGGTTTGTGTTTTCAAAATCCATTAATCCTGAAATTTTAGATTTTATTGCAATTAAGCTTACTCGTCCTAGGTCTATTAAATACCTAAACCTTATCTCTCTTACAGATACCCCTTCATACCACTCATAATCCCTAGACTCTACTGAAGAGAACAATATTGCATCTGGCGGACATAAAAAGTCATAATTTTTTTCAATTCCGCACTGCCTTATAACAAATTTAAGTTCAATAATCCCGCTTAAATGAGATACATTCATGTCCCAATATGCGTCAAGTGTATAGTTTTTTTCAAACGCATCATCCAGATTAATCCCAGATCCAGCATTATCTGAAGCATAAACACCGCCACCACGATAGTCTATTATTGAGCTTCTGTTAATATTGACGTTTTTTGAGTCTGAAAACTTTTGTTTGCTTTCAGCTAAAAAAGGGTTATCACCCTGATAATTATATGCATTAGCTCTTTGATACCCCCCAATCTCACAAACAACAGCACCATCATCTCGAACCTCATACCACTGCCTACGTCCATCATTTCTAACACGAGTACGTTTTACCCAAAGCAGCATTTCTTTCATGTAGCCAGAGTTGCCGAGGTAGAAACCTGCCGGGCTTAAGCCTTCACCTAAGCCAGGCGCACCGACCGTTAGACTTCGAAACACCAGATATGACTGATATGGGTAGCCAGAAACTAAAGGAAAATATTTTTGATACTCCGCATTGGGCTCCTGATCTGGTGTGCCGAAGTGAATGTCAATATTCCCAGACACCCCACCCTCGTTTTCACCAAAAAGATTACCTTCCAATACAGGTAGTAAATTTGGCGGATGCTTTTCAGGATCATGAAAAACCCATTTACGATTATCAAAATTTACCCCGATAAGCTTTTCAATACGATTACCAATGAATGCAGCAAACTTCGCATAGTAGCGATAGCCAACAACTTGTGAACTACTTCCGCCCATTTCTCACCAACTCCACTACTTGCAAAGCCATTGCATCTTTTGTATTAATAAAGTCCTGAGCATCACGCCCATTCTTTAAGAAATCCTGCCAATCCCAACCTTGACGCAAAAAAAATGCCCGGGTACCGCCCGAGCACATTTTTGCTTTTCGAATATCAGACATATAAATTTTCATTTTTTACCCGACTTGGATTTAATCGCCTGAGTGGATTTGTCCCAAATATCTGTGATATTCCCATGCACGTGAGGGCTGCCAGCAATGTCGTAAAAAGAAATACCTTCATCCGCAATCGTGCCATCCAGTTGATTGGGTTTTGGGCGGTTCTTTTTCTGCATTTTGCGCATTTGCAAAAAGGTATACACGCCAACAGCGACCGAGAAAATTGCTGCTCCGATCGCCCAGGCAATTAAAGGAATAACAGCACCTATGTGCTGCAGCTGATTCGCATCAAAACCAGCCAATAAAATATCAATATTCATTTTTATCCTACTTAATCAGCTGAGTTTCTAACGGGTTTTCACTTGGCATATTTGGATGGCCGCCAAAACGTTTATGGTTGTTGAATTTTTCATGACACATTTTTAGTGACTGATCACAGCCTGGTGCTACTCGTACCACATCACCGACTTTTAAACCGATATGCTGGCGATACAGACGAATGTTGCCATTCGCACCATTGCCAGTGATGAAGGTAAATACACCATCTTTTTTAAGCACACCGCGATTGAGCCAACCAGCCGCATAGCTTTTGACTTCCATCACTGGATCGCCATTTTTATAAGTCGGATTACCTTGGCCATCTAAGACAGGTTGTCCCAGCTCATCAAGCACTGGAACCTGCTCAAATACCGGATGGCCTTCCTCATCTTTAACCTGAGTGGGGTTCACGGTAAAAACCACATCAAGGCCATTGACCGCAGTCACAGTCACATCAAATGACCATTCATCAAAATCAAGACCGCAATATTTGTCATAGATGTTATTCGGGCAGGTACGCTGATATTTACGCGTTAAGATCTTGCGACGCATAAAGCTTTCTGCAGTCGAGCAAACCAGTGTCATGGTGTTGTCGCGGTCATCAAACTTCGGCTGCGTCACTCGGCCTTTAAAGAGCACCAGTGATTCAGATCCATCCAGTTCGATTAAAGTGAAATACACTGATTCCAGATAGATCTTGTTTAAGAACACCTGGGTAAAGTTATCGTCATCATCATTGAAAAGCGGATATGGATGCGGAAAAGTCAGATCAACTTCGCACTTGTTAATGTCTGCATCTTCAATATTTCCCCGGCTTAAACCCTTTACCGGGTAATACATGATTTCGTTATGGGTAATCGCTTTACGTGCACTGGTGAAAAACCATTGCTTGTCCCCATGCTTAAATTGATAAAGTTCTGAACGTGCCATCAGGTATCAATCTCCACAGTTTGAACACTGGTACGTGCTCTCCCCGCCCCTAAAAACTGAAATTCAACATGATCTGAATCAAAACGATATAAGCCTAAATAGCAGATGGATTTAATCTGGTTCCGCTGCAAATTAATCGCAGGTGAAACCGTGAAATAATTTGCCGTTTTTTGGGTAATTTCATGAGCAGACCAAGTCCCATCTATCTTTTTTACTGCAACATGCTTCCGATCCGCCTCAACGATGAATTTGGTATCTATGTTTAAAACTGTGCCGACAAAACCGGTATTCAACACATTCAAATGTTTTTCAAACAATGGCTGCCAAAATTCCCGGTACCGCCCTGAGCGTCTGTACAAAAATTTGTAATAGTCCAGATAGTGCTGTTTTGAAAAAATGAAGCTGTTCAGCTTTTTTTCATAACGAGGTTTTTTCCAATGACTATAGGTTTTAAAACCGCCCACGTCCCCATCAACACGGGTCTGTTGTTTATGCAGTCGCATCCCTAGAGATGTCCCATCCAGCAACAATGGAATGCTGTAAAAATCATAGCCCTGGTATTGTGCTGGAGCGATTGCTTCATAATTTGGTGAATCTTCTGCCAGGACATGAAACTCAATCCCGTAATTCACCATCTTATTGCGGACCGTTAAGTTGATATCATCTGTCAGCTCACAAATACGCAAAGGTGAAATTTTTGCATTCAGCACATTTATTTCTTTCGAAATACGAAAGCCATCCTGGTATTCGGTTTCCAGTTCCTGAATAATTTCATCTGTCTCTGGATCTCGAATTTCTTCATGGATAATGATGTAGCGACCAATGCCGGTGATCTCTACCACATGCTGCTCTGTGAATGTTTCAATCAGTGCATAACCATCCACAAATAAATGGGTGGCTAAATTGGCTGTATCCCATCGAATAAAACTGCCTTCTGTATCTGGGATCGGTAATGAAATCTGTTTCAATGGAATGGCCCATAGATCACTCATATGTGCCCAAAGCATGTGAAACATATCGCCTAGCATCTTTTTAAAAGCTGCATATTCAAATTTCAGCACTTGACGAGGCGCATCCCGCAAAGGGTAACGAACCTCATCCCCACCAAAGCTTTCATGTACTTCAGTCAGCCATTCCAGACGTTCTGTAGACGTGAGCAAAGGACATTGTGCCAATACAACAGCATCACCATATTTGGTTTGTACTTTCATTTTGTCCTCATGAGATAAAAGAAAAGCCCACCGAAGTGAGCTTATGCATAACCATTACGTCTCATATGATGAATCACCGCATCACCAAATTCTCTTGATGACTTGTAGTTTTTAGCTTCATCCATGTCTTTGACCATGATTACTGATAACTGGTTATCAATGACCTGTGGTGCTGTAGCTGCAGGCTGCACTGATTGCAATCCGCTGCCAATATTCGGCACCAAAGCATTACTTTGTTGCGGCAGCTGGCCAGTTCGGTTGATATAGTCCAGATTGGATGCACCAATCTTTTGTACCGAAGAAGCCTTTACCACATACTCATAATCAGACAAACGTGCAGGAATTGAATCACTGGTACCGGTACCAGGACCACGAACCAGACCACCCGTTGCAAATGCCACACTACCAGCTGTTGCTGCCTGGGCAATTTGCAAACCTGCAGCAGCAATTGCAGCAGGTTTTGCTATGTATGGTCCAATTAATGGGATTCCCACCAAAGCTGCATAAGTCTGGGTATAGACCAAAGGTGCGTTTAGTGTTGCTTTGGCTACTGCAAAACTTTTCTCTAAAGCGAAAGCTGCATGATAGAAACTAGATGATTCACCTAAGACATTTTTAAAGACATCCGCCCAGCCACCCATCATGCCAGCCATGGATTCAAGACCCAATTGAGCCTTGGCATTGTAGTAGCGCTCTTCGGCTGCAATCATCTGGGACCTAAACTCTTCATGAGTAATAAGTTCCCACTCATACGCCTCTAAAATAGCATCCTGCTCATCTTTAAAACGATCTTCTAAAGAGGTATCAATACCGCCATTGGTAACGCGACGATAATTCTCTGCAACACTGTTACGTTCTTCACCATATTCAAATTGCGATTGCTGTAACAGCATGGCTTTTTGATTTGGGGTATAACTTTCAGTAGCTGCAATTTCATCACGGACCAACTCATAATACTGAGAAGCATATTCAGCAGAACTGATCCATTTCTTACGGATTTGCAGCAAATCTTTTTCTTCAGCAATACGATTCAGTTCAAGCTCATTCACCATTTGCTTACGCAAGGCTTCGGATGCTTGTAAACGCTGGGCTTTGGTCAGGCTCAAATCATGCTGCACATCGAACTGGCGACGTGCATAACTTTGCTTGATCAACTCTTCTTCAGTGAGCAAATAACTATTGTAGTCATCCAGTCTGGTTTTCAATGCTTGCTCTTGTACAGCAATTTCATTTTCAACCCGGGCAGTATGTTCAGCAATCAGTTCTTTTTGACGTTCAGGCCCAAAGCCTGCCTTTTCAATTTCACTGATCTTGTCGGTCAGATCGGAACGGATACGGGTGACTTCATTTGCCACATCAAGCTCAAGCTGCTTGCGCATCTCGGCCTGTTCTTCCTGGATTTTCAGAAAATCATTGGCTGATTTCTTAATGTCATTAACTGAAAAACCAGACTCACCCGCCATATAGCCCAGGATATTATTTAAATATCCTTTCGTTTCCTTGAAGCCATAAGCCTTGCCGGAATCAACATTACCTTCACCAGCGTTATAGGCCATGATGGCTTTTTCAATATTGCCATCATAGCGTTTCATTAACACACCGAGATACTTTGCTGCACCCTGAGCACTTGAAGCCATATCTGCAACATTGACATTAAAACGTTTCGCTGTTGCATCCATGAACTGGAAAGAACCTTTGGCACCTGAAGGAGAAGTAAGAAGCTTACCTTTTCGATAAGTATCACCTCCACTTTCTTGCATTTGTACTGCAGCTAACAAACCAGCAGGTAAACCATTTTGGCTTTCAAGTGATGCAAAGTTATATTTCTCTGCATTAGCCCGAACCTTGGCATTAACCGTGATTTGGTTCGCTTCCTGTTTCAGCTTTTTGTTACGTTCATCCAGGATATCATTTAGGCGTTTTTCAGACTGATACCGTTCACTAAGTTCTTTATATACACTTGCCGGCAATGCCTGATTATCCTTTAGGCCACTGGCTTTACGTGCTTCATAAAGCAATTCTGCATACTTCGGATCGAAGTTATATTTATCGATCATCTGTGCCAGATAATTATTCTTGAAGGTATCTGACTTGCCCTGTTTGAGCAGTTTTTCAAGCTCAGCTGTCATGCCACTTAATTCTGCAGCTGACTGTTTTGCCTGATCACCCACCTTTTTCACGCCAGTACCAAGCTGCTCGATAAACTGTTTCTGGGTTTTTGCAGCACTACCTGCATCATTGACCCGTGTTGCCAAACGTGCAACTTCATCTTTGGCCACTTGCGTAATTTTGCCAGAGGATTGAACGCTCTTTGTGAATTGGTCCAGATCTCCTGTTTTTTTGTATTCCTTAAACAGTTTTTCCAGTTCAAGCTGCGACTGGCTGACAAAATCATTGGCTCGATCCATTCCAGTGGCATACATCGACAACGCTGTTTCAGTCTGCTTGTATTGTTTTTCAAGTTCTTGGAGCTTGTTACGCTCTTCAACCATCTGGCCAGCTTGCTTGGTTGCATTCAGTTCACGATATTTGGCAATAGCATCATCTACAGATACATTGTTATCCCGCAAAGATTGGGTATTTTCTTTGGCATTATTACTGAGCAACAGATAACTTGCTGCTACAGTAGCAACTGTCACCCCTAACCCTACAGGACCACCCAGAATCCCTAATGCCATGGCTTTAGCCCGTGCCAAACCAGTGGTTGCAGCTGCTGCTGCAGTCTGAGCACCCGTATATGCTGCTGTAGCCTGAGTACTGGCTTTGGTCGCAATATTCAGGGCAATTTCTGCAGAAGTCAGACGTTGAACTGCAACCGCCCGGGCATTTGCTGTCATAGCTGCATTGTATTCTGCACGAGCCAAATTAACTTCAGTCGCTGCCAATGCAGCCTGCTGGCGCATGCGCAAAGACTCAGCAGCTAGTGCCTGCATTTGTGCCTCAGCTTGTGCTACTGCTGCCTGACGTGCTGCAATTCCTGCTGTAATTTCAGCTTTTAACGCGACTGTTTTATTGGCAATAGCCGTGGTTAATGCACCCACCGCAAATACTGCACCGGTACCGGCAACAAGTTGAATATTGTCTGCCATATATCCAAATGCATCTGCAGCCTTGGCGGTTACGCCATACTGCATATTCAGCTCACCAGTAAAGCGCTGAATTGCATTTGTTGCTTTTGTGACACCATCTTGCAAGCTGTTTTCCATGCTATCTGCAAGAGCCTGATTGGCATCACGGGATTTCAATAACCCTGCATGCAAGTCATTGGCTGCCAGTTTACCTTCAGCACCTAATTGGCGAATCTCTTTAGTACTTTTTCCAGTAGCTGATGCAATATCATTCAGCAGGTTTGGAGCAGCTGCAATCAATGAATACCAGGCATCAGCCTCAACACGGTTTTTATCAATCACCGTGCCATAAGCAGCCGTTGCCGATGCCGCTTTTTCAGCTGATGCTGCATTATGTACATAGGAATAGCTTAATGAATCGGTAATGGCCAGAACTTGCTGAGTGTTATAACCCGCTTCTTTCAATCCATCAAAGCTGGCAAGAAAGACTTCCTGGGCTTCAGCCAGATTTCGGAATGTGCCCTGTGCAGTCTGGTACAGATGTTCCTGTACCACCTGATATTCAGACAGACTAGATGTCGCATTTCGCACACGCGCTGCCATCTGGGTATAACCATCGGCCTGCTGGATTAAGCTACCTGTCACGAAAGCTGCAACAGCTGTCTTGACTGTATTACCTAATGTTTTAACTGACTCACCTGTACTTTTAGCCTGGATTTCTACCCGTTGCAGATCAGCAGCCATAGCATTACCTGAAGTTCTGGTTTGCTGCTGAGAACGTTGCAAGTTACGGTCAAATTCAACAGTACGTGCCACCAGATCCAGTGTTAAAACACCGATTGATTTAGACATACACAAAAACTCCAGGCATAAAAAAACCACCCGTTTGGGTGGCTTTTGTAAAATAATTTCACTTTAAAATTTCTATACAACCTAAATAATATTTGGTCGCAAACTCATTCAGCTGATCAGTTTTCATCTTTTCACTATAATAAGTTGGTTGCTTATAAGCATCCACAATCATGCTACGCATGATAAATTCCATGTTCTTATCTTTATATTTTTTATTCACTTGGTCATTAAATTCCAGAGCTTTAGACAAGGGAATTCCATTATTCCTACCATACATGATCACTTCGGCCATCTCTAGATATTTACGACAGTTTTGATCAGCATCTTTATCTGTTGATGCTGACCATGTAGGCATACTCACCAGACATGCCATTATCAAAACCAGTTTTTTCATAATTTTCCCCCATGAATGTCTAGAATATACGCAGATGCAAGAAAGGAAATCAAATTAATATGTGATTATTCCTTCCAGAACTGCTCATAAGCTTCACGGGCAGAAAGTTCAGGTTTATCAAAATGCGGCAAATAATCGTAAATATCTGGATGCTCAGCACCTTTAGACTGTGCAAACATCATCTTCAGCTGTGCCAGGACTTCTTCAAAGCGCAAGCCTAAATTCAGGCTTCCGCGTCGTCTCCGGTATTCTCGCCAGTAGGCGTATTCCCATTGACTGATGTTGTTTCGGACGGATTCGATGCTGTTTCCGCAGATGCCTTGGATGGCGAGTTCCGCGAAGATTTCGTTTTCGTCGAATTCTTCGTCGCTAACTTTCCCACAAATAAGTTGACTTCATTGGATACTGACCACATCGCCTTACACATGTTCATATAAGAGTGCAGGACTTCATCGATATCCTTAAAAAATGGCGTGCCTTTTTCATCAATACAGACTGTGGCCAGGATCTGAGCAGAACGCAGACGCAGTTCGTCAATATCCTGCAGGGTCAGCAGTCCTGGATCTTCCTCATCCGGTAGCCAGTTAAAAGACTTTTCAATTTCACGCAGGTCTTTATAGCTGACCTTTTTAACGTAAATCTGGCCGACGACTTCAACACCATTTTCCACAAAAACGATGTCTTTTAAAATTGCTCGCTGGGAGTTGGTTTCATCAACGTGTTTTTTCAGCTCAAGTGGATTTAATTTCTTCATGATTTTCCCGATTTATTTTTTGAGAACGAAATAAAAACCCCGCTCGAAAGCAGGGTCTTTAAGCTGAATTTAATTAAGGTACAACGACTGGTGGCTCTGGAGCAGCTGTTTCCCAGATCCATTCCGGTGCACTTTGACGCTGCAGGGTAACTGTAGTCTGCACTACTGTATTGGCATCAATATCCAGCGGAAAGCTGTCTACATAAGCCTTGTATTTGGTCCAGGTACGCTGGTTGCTTAAAGTGATTTCACCAGTAGCTTCATCAACTTCTGGCACAATGTGCGCAACCGAACCACGTTTTTCACCTGGCCAGCCCTGGATAAATGTTGCACTTTCACCAGATGCGACCATGCTGAATAAACGTCGATGTGCAGGGTTTTTCGGATCTGCAAGAATTGAGAAAGTTGCAGTACCGGTATCGGAAAGACCACCACCATCCAAGTACTTTTTAGAGTACTCTTCTTCAAGATCCGTAATTTCCAGTTTTTCCTTGGTATCGGTACCTGGCTTATGATCTTTTGGTGCCCCGATTTTAATCAGTTCAAATTTTTCAGGATCAGAGGTCTTAGAAACCACCATCCACATCGCGCTGCCTTGTGTACGACGAGCCATACTTTTTTACTCCAAAAAAAGAAAAACCGCCAAACGGGCGGTCACGTATGATTTTTTAAGATTCTTCAAACCATCTGGTATCCAGACTGATACGGAACAGATCACTGTCTGGTTCACGTATATTTCCGCTGAAGCCTTCAACCTGGCAATCTTCTTCAATTGCTTTACGGATCAGTTTTGCAATCTGGCGATTTTCAGCCTTATTTTTTCCGTAAATATCGATTTGCAGGACTACTTCATCCATTTCTGATACACCAGAAAGGTTTTCGTCACCTGCTGCATGAATGATCTGCCAGGTGGCATAAGGCGTTTTGACATTAATATCTGGATCAAACTCGAATAGCTTGAGCCCGTCCCGATCTGACAATAACTGAACCAGTAAGGGATCTTTTTGGCAAAGCGCTTCAAGTGGCAAAATAATCATCTGCTCAACTCCTGATAAATCCCTTGCTTAATTTCTTCTGCTGCAATTTTTTCTGCTTCTGCTTTTTTTGCTTCAAATGCCCGACGCATGAACGGATCAGCGGCCACTTTGGATGTGCCCAGTTCGACAAACCACCAGTAAAAGGTATCGAAACCCGGTCCTTTACCACCTGATTTACCGCCACCAGCCACCCCGACCCCATAGCCAATTTCACCTTTGGGCAATTTCTTTTTCTTTTGAATCCGAATATTTCGCCAGATTTTTTCACGGGTTTCAGGATCATCGATCTGCTTGGCGTTTTTTTTCGCTTCATCCCGCACTGGTACCATACCTTTACGCAGGGCTTTTCTCACAATCTTGTTCTGGGTACCGCGACGCAGCTTGGCCATATTTTCAATGGCTTCATCTAATCCTTTTATACCCATACCGCGCTCCCTGATTCACACATCAATGTGATCCAATGTTTGCCATTTTTATTGTCAGGCAAAGCAGCATTGATTTTGTAAATCACGCCATCGGATTCAAGCCGGCACCCTGGCCAATCAAAGCCAGGCGGGATATCTGAATAACGAATGCTGATCCGGTGGCTGACCATGCTCTGCTGTGCCTTTGCCGCGATATAATCCCGGCCACTTAGTGCATTGATATCACCCCAGACATCGAATTCTTTTTGCCAGGATTTGATGCGGTCTCCTGATCCATCCGTTGCACGGACAGAGGTTTCACGTTCAACAGTAATGAAATGATGAAGCTGTCCTGTACGCATGTTTCACCTATGGTTTTATTGGTGGTCTTTCCACAATTGGAGGAACTGCTTTAGAAACTTCTATGGGCTTTTCAAAAACCACGATGGATTCAAACCATTCATTTTTTGGGCTTTTAAAAACTTTTAAGCTTTGGATCTCTGCAGTCATCAACCGCGCATGAGCATTAATGTCATTAGTAAGCTCTTCAGCAGTATTGGCATAGAAGTTCTGTACATAAGTTCTAGGCATGTCACACTCCCATTTTTCGATACGGCAGCATGTAAGACTCCACTGCATTGTTGACGTATAGATTGACCTCCGTTTGAGCTGCTCGGTTCTCATACATATCTGTAATGATCAACAAGGCAGCAATGGTCAAATCTTCATGCAATTCACCATCGACAGTCACTTCTTCAAGTGGTCGATCTAAGAAATTTTGAATATGTTTCAAAGCTGCTTTGGTGAGTAATCCGATGTAATCATCATCACGGTTATGCAGAACACGTAACTGCTTTTTGACAATGTTGGGGTCAATTAAATCACTCATAAAAATAGCCTTTTTGCGACACGAAAAGAGTTAAAAAAAGCACCCCGAAGGATGCTTTTCATTGGTACCAATTAAGGACCAACAGGATCTGCTGGCAAATCACCTGCAACACATGCATCAGGAATTTGCACGCCACAACATGCACGCATTTCTGCACGCAAGGTCCCTAAGTTTTTACGGAAGTTGTCTTTATCTTCAGTTGAAAGCTCAACTGCAACATCTTCACGAATGAAGCCGGCGATACCTAAAGAAATATTACCAACCCAGTATTTACCCAAGGTCATTGCTGCTGACAGCACGACTGGTAAGCCCCAAAGAACAGGCTGAACTGCTGCACCAGGCGAACCAAAAATGTAATGACCATCATCACCTTTCAGGCGTTCGATTTTGCCCCAATCTTCAGGATTCAAAATCACCGCTTCAGGCAGTAAGCCAGTTGAACCTGCTTTATATTTTGCACGGCTGATCACATCAACTGCTGTGTCATCTGCTTCTGCAGTCACTGTTTCATGGTTACCCGCTTCAAGTAAGCCACTGAATGATTTAGCTGTACCACCTGAAACACCATCACCAGCAACGATATAGGCTTCAAGTTTAAGGCGCACACCATACGCCAAACGACCTTCAATATATGATGCCAATGTCGGCATATCTGCCATCGTTTGCAGTGAAATGACGATCCAATGCGCCACGGTACCCGCTTTAAGATCAACAACTTCAAAAGTTAAGTTAGATTCTTTCTTTTCAGTACCTTCAGGCGCAAGTTCTGCCATGATTTCATAAGCAGATTCTTGTAGTAATGGCACCAATTCAGCTGTAATTGGTGTGAAGCTAATCCAGTCCAAAATGGTCAATGGACGTTCCACAGTACGGCTCAAATCATTTTGAGCCAACGATGCTGTTGCACCCATTCCTGCCAAGGTCACGATGTTACGGGCCTGAACGCCATCCAAACCAAATTTACCGCGAGCACGACAAATGGCATTGGCTTGATCTGCAACTTCTTTATTTCGAATCAGTAAAGATGCAACAGTGTCAGGATCTGCACCACGCTGTTGAACACCATCAATCAGCTTTTGCTGCAGGTCTTCAATTTCACTTGCCAATTTTTTGTTTTCTTTAGCACGTGCTTCTAATTCAGTTTTAAGATCTTCAGGCACACCCTCAAGACGGCCTAAAGCCTCATTGTAACGTGTGATCAATCCATCCAAATTGGCCATGCGTGTTTTAAGATCAGCACATGCCTGGTTATAGTCTTCAGCCGTCTGACGATCACGGGCATTCAAACCCATAAATGGAGAAAGTGGCTGAGCTGTTTGAGTTTCCATTGCGCCCATTACTAAAGCAACCGCAGTTTTTGAAAGTGCTTTCATATTTTTTTCCATGCATAGAAAATGAAAAACCCGCTTTAAGCGGGTCAGGATTTAAAACAAAAATTAAGCTATTTGATCCAAGAATGCCAAAGGATCTGGTTCCGTTTTTGGCGGTGAATTTTCTTTTGGCTTATGCACATCGGTTAAGCGTGCAATCAATTTTTTCGAGTAGTCCCCAGCCAAGCCAAGTGAACGCAAAAGCTCTTCAGCATCATCTTCCGATTCAATTGCTTCAATGGTCTGATCATTGATCACACGTGCTGCATCATCGGATGGCTCATCCACAACACTGATTTCATACATATCAGCTCGACGAATTTCAACATGCGTGCCTTTATCGTCATAGTCCAAGTCACCAACCGGATAGAATGCAATTGAGAATCCATCCACTGTGCCATGATCAACCATTGCTGCCACATCACGCGCAATCGATAAGCCTGGTGTAAATTCAAGCTCTACATAAAGACCGACTTCATCTTCTTTGATCAATGTGTATTTACCAATACGCATCGTAATACGAGAATCTACATGCCAAAGTCGCCAACCATGGTTGTAATAACAGTGAATTTTTTTAGTTCCAGCTGCGAAGGCAGCACAGACTTCAGCAAATGCACCACGAATGAATTTTTCACCGTGATAATTGATAGAATCCCACTTCACCGCATAACCGCTAATCTTCACGATGCCGGTTTTTTCGTCCTTGTTGATAAATCGTAAGTTATCCGCAAAGACTGGCATTCGACGGCAATGCACTTTTGGCATGTTTGGCGAAAACTTATTCCGCACATGCAGTTTATTTTTCATCAGCTTTCGCTCCATAAGTACCTTTTTTCATACGTTCAGCAGTGGTCATATTCACTGGAACCAATAAGAAATCACCATTTGCATCTGGTGCATCACCCTCTTCACGACGGATCTCGTTAGGCGATGCCTGACCGCTTAGAATTCGATCTTTATTTGAGGCAATTCGTTGTAGATAAGAAGCTCTCAACAAGTCTTTGGTCTTGAACTCAAATTCGTAATCATCCCATTCTTCACGCGGAAGCAAATGAATACGGATACTCTCTTCAATACGCTCCAAATAAGGACGTAAGCCAAATTTGTAAAACCCATCGATGATTTGTTCAATACCACTACCCCATGCCGTGGCACCTTCGGTCAAATACACCAGGATTGGTGGCACACCAAAGTATCGGCAGGCTTCTTCAACTGACATTTTTCGAATTTCGATCAGTTCAAGATCTTCAGGCGTAAGGCTAATTTGTTCAAATTGCATCCCGCCTTCGAGTACTGCCAAATCACCATCATCACCATTGATCAAAATATCCAATTCACCACGCAAAACATCACGCTGTTCTTTTTTCAGATATTTTTCAGTTTTTAATGCCCCTGTTGGCTTGGCACCATTGGACATCAATCGAGATGTTTTATCATTTCCAGCAAGGCCAATGCCGATGGATTGCGCACCGTAGGCAATCGGTGACATCCCCATCAAGCCCGTGCCAAACAGCTTGACATGCCAAATCTCTTTTTCAGAATATTCAATCTTCTGACCATTGATTTGACACTGATAAATTGGATTTCCTTTATCGTCCAGCTTCAGATCTACTGAACCTGAATTGATAATTTGAATACTGGTGAGCTTTTTGCCGATGTAATCACGCTTTCCAAAGCTATTGCCTGCGACAAGGTTCAGCATTAACTGCTCGAAAAACTCAACACGAGTCTGATAACGGTTCGGTTTATTGTTTAACAATCGAATCAGATCATGATCTTTGACTTGTGTTCGCGTTCCATCCTTATTGATCTTGAACATTTGCAAAGGCAAGGTGGCCACTGACTCAACAAGAATCTTAACGCAGGCAAAAACAGCACTGAGCGTCATCGCACTATCAAAATTGACAGGCTTTGCCGTCCTTACAGTAGAAAGGGGACGATCATGTAATGTCGCCCCCTTTTTGTCCTGCTTTGGTCCCGTTCCGCGAACCTTCAGCTTATCGCGATTTGTTTTATCACGAATTTTCACTTTATCGCGCTTTTTACTCATCGCTTCGCTACCTTAATCATGTCATTCAACCAGTCATCAATGTTTCCATCTTCTTCACCTGGCACCAAGTCGAAAACGTCCAACTTATCCCAAAGCATTGCCCGTGTCGCACCAATAATGGCAGCCACACCAGCATCAATTTTTCGTGCCTTGTCAGGCTTACGTGGGAAAATGTTGCTGTTGTTGTCTTCTTTAACTTCAATGTTGCACATACACCAATGCAGCACGGGATTTCCGTCATGATGCAGCCGTCCATCACGGATCAACTCTTCCATCCAACGCATACCGATACTCAACGGATTGACCTTTTGAGGAACTTCAATCGCCTCTAAACCATCGGCAATCAAATCCTGCCCGAATTGCGCTGCATTCCATGGGTCAAAACCAATCTCATACATATTGGCTTGCAAGTGACTTTCGATCACATCTTTATAAATCTGTGAAAAGTCAGTGACGTTCCCAGGTGTTTCAATCAGATGACCGCTTTCGACCCAATCCAAATATTCATCTGGACGTTTCTGACCATCCATTGCCCGTCTTTGATTGACCACGTTGGAGTTGATGTACTGATGCGCAAAAATATACCAATGCACACGACCATCGATCAGCTTAGGAAACCATTTCACATAACCGGCCAAGTCCATTTTGCTTGCCAAGTCCAAGCCACCAAACGAAATACATCCTTTAAAATCATCTTCAGTGACGTTCGGATCTGCCAACATCTCCCACTCACTGGAAGCAATCCAACTGTCTGCACCTTGAACCCATTCATTCAAACTTTTCTGTCTGAATCGGCTTTCTTCAGCAGCGGTCTTGATCTTTTTGTACTTACCTTGCAGGTAATTGGTGTCAAAAGCTACGCCCATACTCGGATTAGCTTTTGGCCAAACGTCAGGATTTCGCCAATCATCACCCTTATCGATAGTGAAAATGATGCCGAAATAACGCTCTAAATTATCTTTACCATACAAAATATCGACAACTTTGCAGCGTTCACGCCAACAGACCCCGATTTTATTGCTGCCTGCTGTGGTAATCCCCAAAACTAAAGGCTCACGACGAGCAATGACACCATCTGCCATAATGTCGTAAGTTTCAGAATCCTTGTGAGCATGGATTTCGTCAAGAATGGCACAATGGACGTTTTTACCATCCTTACTGCCCTCTTTGTCTGTCGCAATCGGACGGAAAATACTGTTATCGTTGCCAGTGGTTGAACGAATCTCATATTGAGTCGTTTCAATGCCAAATGTCGCTCTTAATTCAGCATTCAGCAGTACCATCTGCTTGGCATCCTGCCACACAATTTTTGCCTGGTCATAATTGGCAGCTGCTGCATAAACTTCAGCACCCGCTTCACCATCCCCGCACAGCATGTATAAACCAATGGCTGCAGCAAGGGTCGATTTCCCGTTTTTCTTGGAAATTTCGACATAAGCATCGGTAAAACGTCTGATACCGTCCTCATCTTCCCAGCCAAAAATGTTGCCAACAACGAAAACTTGCCATGGATCTAAGATGAAATGCTTACGCGCTAAAGCACCTTTCCAGTGATGCAAGTTTTCAATGAACGAGCACACATGATTCATGCGCTCTTCACTGAATGAATATGGAAAATCGTGATCGTTTTCTTGGCGTTTTAAATCATTTAGAAAACGTTTTACTGCTAATTTTTCAAACTTTCCTGCAATTCGCACACCTGTTTGCACGTCTTTGCAGTACTGGTGCATGATTTCTAAATAATTTCGTTCGCTCATGATCGTCTACGTACTGTAAAAGCACTCTCTGTTTTCGTTGGTTCAGGCGTTTCAAATCCAAGCCCCAATTGCTGACTTTTATCCGTCTGAGCACCACGCATACCACTTCGCGATGCTGGAGTCAGACCAAACTCTTTGGATAGTCGCAAAATGTCATCATGCAGTCGGTTCCGCAATGTGAACCACACTGATTGGACCTTAAATTTATTTGGTGTCTCATCCACGAAGTCATCGACGGTCTGCAACTTGGCCAAGACAGCTTCATAGTCAGAAATATTTCGACAGAGCAATGTAAACGCTGCCCCATCCACTTCACTCAGCAGACCAACTTCAACAAGTTTTGGTCCCAACTCTTCCCAGACTGCATTTGCAACTTTGGTCAAGCCTGCAGGCTTAGGTGGGATTTTTGCCTTTACTGCAACTTTCGGTTGCAACAGATCCGATCCAGCTTGGAATGTGAAATCTTTATCAGTCATAAATCACCTCTGATACCCCCCTCCCTTTCGATTTTTTCTCACGGAGAGAAAATTTCATGGGGGGGCGGTCTTTAGCGGGAGGTCGGTTTAGACTTTTGACCCCATATCCCCTTGAATAATTTTAAAATGTGAAAAATGCAGTTGCTGTATCTTCATGCCGTTGGATACTTCAAGAATCTTTTCATTGAGCACATCGAGCACTTCCCATTGATCCTGATCAGTACAACCAAGTCGGCTAAGCACCACATCATTTGCAATGGTCACTGTGTCACCAACTTTGAAAGGATTCTTTCTATCAGGATCTATTACAGGCTTGTTCACTACTGGCATCCAAGCACCGCGATCTTCTGATGCAGTCTTGATGTTATGGTGTGTTTCACATAACGGTTGCCAATTTGATTTGTTCCAGAACAGATCCTTATCACCCTTGTGTGGAATGATGTGATCGACCACTGTTGCTGGCATCACGTAACCTTTACGACGACACTCAACACACAGCGGATGTTCCAACAAGAATTGGTCACGATGTTTTTTCCACTCGGCATCATAGCCACGTTGATGTGCAGTGCCGCGATCACGATCACGTTGCTTCACTCGGCTCTGATGTTTGTCGCAATATCCTTTGTTCGATGCAAAGTCTTTACAGCCCGATGATAGACACGGACGTTTAGCTTTCTGTGGTGCCTTGTTCATGTTTCACCGGAACTAATTTAATTGAACGATTAAGAATAGTTTTTCGTAATTTGGCGGTTAATTTAAGTTGAACAATCTTGTCTGCTGCACTCAATGCGGCCAGCATGAGCATTCGACGTTTAGTCAACTTCACTTGGATCTGAACTCTCAATTTTCCGTATGGCATTTCTTATCCTTAAAAAAAGAACTGTATGCCCAGCTCCACGCCAGACATACAGCCATAAAAAAAGAGCCTTTCGGCTCTTAGGGAAGTTACAGCGCTAAATTCAATTACTTGCTAGATACAGTTATTCATTATGGAGAAAACTAACTTAAATCTGTTTCAGTGTCAAATACAAATTTTAGTTAGTTTTTGAGAGCTGAAAAGAAATGCGTTTAGCAGCAGCTGCATGCTCGTTTTGTAAGTCAATCAGAATGGCGTGGATAGCTTGATTCAAGTAGCGATGAACAACCAGATGATGAACGCCAGCAAACACAGCACGATTACGGACAGAAGGTTTATAACTTGCTGGAACCATACAGAACTCGACCAGTGCAGTACGGATCACAGACACATGATATTCCATTGCAATTTGATGATGCTCAAGGACGCTTTTATAGCGCGGTGTAAGCAATTTGCTGAATGAGTCTACATTTTCCAGTGTATTCGCGTTCAAGGACTTGAGACGTACCAGGTTATCTTGCAGTGGGGAAAGCTTGGCATAGCTCAGTGCAACACATACATCCTGTGCAGTCAAAGCTCCATGGTTGCCACCACCAGTCGAATCAAAGTTGGTTGTTTTAGGATTTAATAAGCGTAAATACTTTTCCATAATTCACATTCCTTGTTGATTTATTGCTTTGTTACGGGTAAAGGTCTATTAGTTACGGGGTTGTTACGGGTAAACAAATAATAAATGTAATAAAAACAAGGGTTGTTACGGGTGTTACGAGTGTTACGGGGGTTTTTTCTCACGCGCGGGAAAATACATTCATTCATAATTTGAATAAATATATTAGATAATGAAATTTTCTTCCCGTGCGCGCGTGTGCATAAGCCCGTAACATCCGTAACATGGTGCCTGAAAGATAGAGTTGGTAAGGCTTTGACAGTGTTACGGGGTTGCGATTTAGCCCGTAACAGACCCGTAACACCCGTAACAATTATTGATATTTTATAGTACGTTAGGGACATCATGATCTCCTTTTAACTTATCACGAAATTCTTTGACTTGTCCACTAAGCCAATCAGCTTGTTTTACATCCTGAGGAGGTCGCTGGGTGAATATCATCCGTCTTTGTACTTCTTTCCTCTTCTCCTGATAGCCCTTACCAGTGATCACATCCTCATAGATCCGGCCATGGCCTTTAGCCACCACCCGTTCCGATGCAATCAGATTCAGAAATTTATTAGATGGAATAGTCTTTTCCCCATTCTTATGGCACCACTGGCGATAAGCGATATACAAATCATCTGACAGACAGCACACGAATGGATGTTCCAGCAAACCTTCACGCCAGTCATCCAGGAATAGCTTCCATCCTGGCAAACCAAACTGAATGATTTTCTGTTTGGCCTTGGTCATTGGTGGCTCGGTATATGGTGTGAAGTCCGTCAGATCCATTGATAGCAGGTAGGTATAAAACGCACTAATGGCCTTGCTATCTGGTTCAAGACATTGCTCAATCAATCCTTTTAATTTCTCATCCAATTTCTGGTTTGGCTCTAACACCAGGAAGCGACGATCACGTTCCTCAATGGCCAGCGGCTGCACTTCATTGGAGAGGAACACGCAGTTGATGTGGTTATTTTGCGAATAACCGGACATAAACTTTTTCTCAATTCGGATCTTCTCACCAGTGATCATATGTTTGATCAGGCCCATCATCCCGAACTTGGATTTATTGTTAAATATTTCTTCAAATAGACAGTACAGCTTACGTTCAGCCCAGTCGGTATAAATGGACTCAAGACCATTTTGACCCAATGTGACAGAGTACTTTTCACCATAGATCCGGGTCATGATCTTCTCAAAAAATAGAGATTTACCCGAACCCTGCACAGCACTACACAGCAAAACTGATGTATTCATTTTTGCGCCTGGATGCTGTAACGGATATGCCAGCCACTTCATGAGCCATTCATAGGCTGCAGTTTCCCTGCCACACAAGAACTTGACCAGATCAATGATTGGCACACAGCTTTCTAACGCTTCACCCTGTGAAATGATCTGATTCTGGTCATCCATAAGAGGTGAAATTTCCATACCATCATAAGTATTGATCTGACCTTCATTGATATGCATAGATGGTACAAACACAAGGTCTTCATGCCAGATCATGCGTTTTTCTCTAGACTTGGCCCACATATCATATGCTCCGGCCCAGTTTTCCTTCATCACATCAGTGCCGACGAGTTCACGACGATAGGTATCCCAACATGCCTTTTTACCTTCCAGCATAATGAAACGCTCAATCATCTCCTTAGCCTTGGCATGACTTTCCCCAGTTGCACGACCATTCGCGTCATCAGATGAAATCGTCTTACGTTTAGGGTGGCTATTCCACTGGTCAAAGATTTTCTTGCTACCGAGCAGAGTCTGAAAGGCATTTTTCTTCCAGATCTTTTTGCCATAGTCATCCCAGACATTGGTTTCACTTTCAATCAAACAGAAACGTGCAAGCCATTTTTCCATTTGTTCTTCAGGTGTTAGTTCACCACGTACAGTATTTCCCTGCGAAATACCCGCCTCCCCACCTAGCTCAACAACAGGAATTTCTTCAATTTCGGGATTTTGCCCCTGAAAATTGTTGTCGAAGTTGTTAGGGGGTGCGGGGGAAAAAGTCAAAGACGAAAGTGCAGATTCGATTTGTGCCTTCACCTCCCCCAATCCGAAATTCACGTGAAGGTCATTAAAGTCAGTATATGAATGTGGCTGTGTCATGTGCTGTGATTCATTCATGCAGCTGCTCCTTGTTTAAATTCAGGCAATAGAACGATACCGCCCGTTACAGCCACAGCTTCATTAGCGCAATTTAGACCGGTATTCTCTTTGGCCGAGTCATCGTCCGCGCAATAGATCAAGCGTGCATGAGGGTTATTTTTCTGGATGGCCATTCCCACTGGAAGCAGGTTGCCGGCATTAAATGCCACCGCGACCGGATAACCCGTGGCCAAATGAATAGATGCAGCAGTGGCATAACCTTCTGCAATACAGATGACCGGATCTTGCAGCTCGACAGTGCCAATAAAGTGAAAGCAGCCTTTCACGCGACCACCTTTCAGGAAAGTTTTGTCACCATCATATTTGATGTATTGCAGGTTCCACATTTCGCCATTTTCATCAAATAATGGGACAATCAAGTCACCTTCATGGTTGATCAGGCAGCCTAGATTCGGCACTTTCTTGCGCTCCAGATAAGCACATTCACTGCCTTGATGGGTGCTACGCCACAGGCTTTGTGCTTTACGTGCAGCATTTTTCTGGATCTTTGCTTCTTCTTCCAGGCGTATACGCTCACGCATTTCCGCTTCTTTTTTCCAGCGCTTACGGTCTGCATCAGTGATTTTAGTATCAGCATTTAAGCCGACAATAGCAGCGACTTCTTCCAAAACCTGTGGAAACGAAAGATGGGTACAGCGTGAAATTAGCTCGAAGCCGTCCCCAGCTCCACATCCGTTACAATAGAAATCACCCATTTCTTTTTTATCGTCATAACGGAACCGGTCTGAACCACCACAGGCGGGACAAGGTGCATGACGCTTTTTAGGTGGCATGGCGATGGCAAACTGAGGGAAAATCATGTCCCATTTGCCCCGTGCATGCGCCTTCACGTCATCTAATTGAAATTTTGGTTTACTCACAGCGACCCCAATAAATATAAATTAATCTTTATGACTTTCGACCATGGCCAGCAAGGTCAGCGCGACACGGATCAGATCCATCACGTCTTTATGAATGACATCGTATTCATCTGAACAAATGCTTTGGTCCGCTATGGCTTCAGCAATTGACTGGGACAGTTCGCCCTGCTCTTTGGCCAATTTGCCAATTTTTTTCAGAAAATTCGTTTCTGTTAATTCATGCAGATCCGGCAACTCAAACCATGCAGCTTTACCGTGAATAGAACAGATGCTATCCATAATTCGCGGATCTTTGGTTTCTGCCAAAACTGCTTCTAAGTGGTAAATGTTGGCTTTATGGGTGGTAGTCGAAGGGTTTAATGAACTTCTAAAAGTATTAATGTTGAAGCAATTCTTTTCGGCAATACGTGACATCATGCTGTCATCATTTGGTGTATATACCGCTGCTTTTAATGCCATCTCTAAAGACATCACGGTACGGTCACGACGTTCAAGGCTACTAAGCTTCATGTTTAAAATCTCTATAATCAGTCATTTATTGAGTTAGATACTTCCGGTAAATTTCGATTAACACTTGAAAGCCCATAGGGAGTACGTCCTTCAGCCAATGCTCTAATTTCATATTCACGAAGTCGTGGAATCTGCTGTTTATTCCACTTTGCAACTGCTGCAGTTGTAATACCCAGTCGATCTGCAAGCTCAGATAGGCTGCAATCTAATAATTGAATGGCTTCATCTCTAGTCATAACTCAACCCAAAAACTAACTTAAGTAAGTATTATTTAATATGAGTTTAGTTTGCCGGTCAATAGCTAATATAAGTTAGTTTTTGATAAGGACTTAAAAATGAACACTATCGGCAGCAGAATTAAAAAATTGCGTAAAGAAAAAAAGCTGACACAAAAGGCATTAGGAAAAATTGCAAACGTTTCCGATGCAGCAGTAGTTCTGTGGGAAAAAGATGTAAACGTGCCAAAATTAGAAAGCTTGCAATTTATAGCCCCAGCACTAAACACAACTATCGACTTCATTATGTATGGTGAAGTCCAGAATACTGAGAATGTTGAAGATTACAGACCAGTGGCCAGAATGCTTCCAGTACTATCTGATGTTCAAGCTGGCAATTGGACTAATGTGCAGTCAGTCAATAAACTCGATATTGATCAATGGCTTCCAGCACCACCAAATGCAGGAAAAAACAGTTTCTATATGATAGTACGTGGAATCAGTAACGCTCCACACTTTAAAGATGGCGATTATATTTGTATCGATCCAGATATCCCAATTGAGTATGTTCAAACTGGCGAAATGATAGTGGCGCAATGTGATGATGAAGCAACATTTAAAGCCTTAGTTAAGGATTACAGTCGCATGTACTTACAAGCACTGAACCCAAACTTTCAGCCCAACATTATTGAACTTAAAGAAAACTGTGAATACAAAGGGAAATATGTAGGCAAATTTGAACCTAGCAAAAAGTTTATTTGATACCTGAAAACAAATTTTAGTTAGTTTTCTATTGACACTCCTACTGAGTAAAGTTAGTTTATAAAAACAAACTTTACTCAGTAGGTTTTTTTATGCGTAATTCAAATCAAAATAACTTCGATCAAATCGTAACAAGTCGCTTATTTGCTGCTGACTTTGCACAACCACAAATTCAAGACTTTGATTTCTACAAATCGAAGGCCATCACTCAAATCCAAAGCGCTATTCAATCTATTTCTTCTGCGAATAGTCCACTTGAATTTAACAGCGCGATTGCCCAGGCAAATGCATTCATCAATGCTGCCCTGGATTACGAATTCATTTGCTTATCTGAAAAAGCCTCCTGGCTAGACAAAGTTGCTCATGCCGTCCGCTCCCAAATGATTGAGGAGTCCGCATGAGCAATCACCCACACCAGGACATTGATGGCTGCGAACATCATCCAAAAAAATGCTGTGAATGCATGCTTAAAGAAATTGATGAGCAGTATTTAAACTTCTTTTCTGATGAAGAAAAGCATTTGAATGCTGCATTACTTTCAATTCAGGAGGTTTCTTAATGGAAATCCATCTTGGCCATATAGCTGCTTTTCTTTTTATTGCCCTACCTTTGATTGTCATGGTCATTGTAGTAGCAGGATTTTTTTACAAATCGTACAAGCTGCAAAAGAACTTGAAAGCCCAATCAGATGCGTTATTTGAGAAATTGGAGAAACGCTAATGCTAGAAATTACCGATCTTCATCATGAAGTGCACCTGATCAATTTAAGCAACTTGAACAATGTAGTCTTCCGCAATAAATCAGGTACTCACATCATTTCTTTCCATATGCGTGACCATCACGCGGTACCGATCACTGTGGATCGCGTGACTGCTGAACGTGTCAAAAACGAATTGAAGGTGATGAAATGAAAAATGCACCGGCTGTTCTACCGACATATACATTGCTGGTACTTCGCTATATGTCACCTACTGTTGCACTTGAGGCAGTAGTAAAAGACTTCTTTCCTCAAATGAGTCTGGTTATTGCCAAACGTAAAGCTGTCATTCAAGAACTTCCTTTTCCTGTTTTACGTATGGGTGAAGGTTCTAAAGCTGCATGGATGGTCAATTTAGCCGATCTTGCTGTGTACATTGACCAGCAAACTGCACTGGCTCAACACGACCACAAAGCAATGAATAGGGGGCAGTATGCGCACTAATCTGGACCATGATATTTTTCCAAAAAAAGCACAATCTTTAGCACTGGAAGCTGAAGTGGCCAAATTCTTAAAAGCCCAGGGAAAAGAAGAACCGGAACAAATCAGTTTTGGCCGTTCACTCTATGTCGAAGAATGCCAGGCAAAAGGTATACAGCCTTTTAAATTTACGCTTAGAGATGTCATGACAGCCAGTGTCGAACAGGCTCATGCCGAACATCGGGAAAAAGAAGCCAAATCCAGAGGCAGAAAGCCCAAGGTTGAGCCGGTCTTTATTCCAGATACATCTTCAGATGAAAGCCGGGTTTTGTTCAATCGAAATGCTCGTAAAGAAGCCTTTGAAGCGGGCCTTAAAAAGTTTCAAGGTCGTTGCAAACATCATGGGGAGCAGGTTTTTTCAATTCGAAAAGATGGCAATGACCACCTGTGCATTATGTGCCAGCGTAAATACAGCAGCGCCCAAAATGCGAAACGCAGATTATTAAAACTGGAGGCGGTATGAATACTGGCGACCATGTAACTGTGAATTTTATTTCTGAAAGCAGTACAGAATTTTCAGGTCATCCTTTTTATGGCAGCGGCACTATAGACCAGATTGAAGATGGTCGAGTTTTTGGCAGACTTTATAACGGGCAGCCTTTTATGTGTGCTCCATCTGATGTGAAAGTAAATGTGGCTATCAAGGATCTGGAATCATATTACAAAGTGCTTTTGGATCTTGGACTGATCAGCCAGGAAGAACTTTTCCAAATTAAAACAAGAAGTCTGAATGATCCTGCTTTGTTGAATATGTCTGAATTTGGTCTGTATATCTTTGCTCATGGCCAATCCTTGTTTAATGAATTGACTCAGCGCTGTGCTGATCTGGAATTTAAATTACTGCAGCTGGAGGCTGTCTAAATGAAACTCGAACACGCACAAGAAGCACTTTTAAGCCAAAGCCCGTTGCAACTGAGCCAACATTTCAGTCGCGATGATTTAACGGATCTACGTGACCAGCTCAAAGCAAAACGTGCTGCAATGATTGAAGCTAAGGACAAATGCAGCAATGGCAATTCAATTGCTTTAATGAATATCGAATTGTCCCAGGTCAACTCCATGCTGACCCGCATTAACCAGACAATCACCTTGCTGGATCAGGATGCCAAGATCATGAAGAAAAATAATCACTCTGCGCAGGAGCTGGCCATGCGATTTTTAAAAGTTGCTGAAAAAGAGCTGGATACCAAAACTTTTAAACGCATTAAAGAAAAGGCAATGGTGGCGTGATGAAAGCGAATGAATTTATTAAAAAGTTTGGAGTCCATATTGCTGACCGCTATGTAAGTGATTGCGCTCCACCGACTGATAAATGGTTTATACATCATGGCGCATTAATTGATGGTGAAGATTTTGATGACCTGAAACGCCTTGTTGAAAGTCATGAGTTGGTGGAAAGCTTTAAGTGCAGAAGGTATAGCGGCCTAAGCAATGCAAAAGACCATTTGCTTACATTAGCTCATATTGAAGAGCATGAGCAGTTAAATAGGCTTCGATTAGCCATCTCAGATGTAGAAAGTTGTATGGAGTCAAGCAAATGAATCATATTGAAATGCTTCAAGATCCTGACTTTAAGCGAAGCCTGGAAAACAAAATCGTGGCTCATATCAACACTGAATATATGAAAGCAGGTATGAGCCCACCGCTCCCAAAATTTAGAAATAATATGGCTATCTATGAAGAAGCCAATGTCACCAAACTGGCCAATCGAGTCCGTACCGGCATGGTACTAATGGCTCAAGCACTGGATGAGAAGGACATAAAAAAGTAATGAAAGAAGAATACTAGAAAACAAAAAGCCTCTGTATATAGAGGCTTTTTTGTTTTCAAAGAAACTTAGATTAGGCTGCTTTGACTTGATCTTTTTTAGCTAAAAGCTCACGCTTATCACCAGTTAAAACACCACGCATAGACCCCATCTCTTTAGCTGCCTCAGTGATACATTCACCTAGCAAACGTGAGATAGCCCTTGTATTATTCTTATTCTTTAAATTAATGATATTCATACTGACACCTTGCATACTGGAATTATTTAAAACGTAAAGCAAGCCAACGCTTACCTTCAAGTTTTACCTCTAAACCTGCATCTTCAAGTCTTTCTTGAGCATGCTGAATCGCTTGATGAAGCTGGTTAAGAAACTCTAATGAAACATCTGTACGCGCATAGATCTTGGTAGAACCACCAACCGAATCTGATGTTGCTGTAAGAAATTCATCAACAATAAACTTCAGCACATCTACGCATGCCTTATCATATTCACTATCTTCTTTGGCTTCAATAGTCGGGCTATAATAAATATCCATAATTTTAATTGTTTTTGTACGTGCACGACGTGAGTAAATTATCTCTACTAACGCATCTATAGACCCATCTTCATCGATATCTACCCCAACAAAAGTGTTTAAATTTTCACGGTCAGAGTACTGTCCAAATAATTTACCTTCTTCAATAAAATCAAACAATTGTTCTGTTAATTCCATTGAATCATCAGATAAACCATTTAAAGTATTTGCGCTATCAATCCAATACTTTCGAACTGCGTGTAGATCTTTCAGATCAAAATTAATAATTTTCACTGTGAAATAAAACCTGTCTTATATTTACAAACCCATACAAACATTATTAACAGAACAACACTTAATAAATCAAATTAATCTAACTACTTTTTTTAATGGCTTCAGTAATACCAGTAGTTTTGGCTACTTCAATCGCTTGCTGATAAGTGAGCAGATTCTTTCTGATCTGATGCAAATTGACATAGCGTTTTAAACTATTCCAGTCATCATGTAGCGTATATTGCTGAATCTGAGGAATTGTCAATCCCTGCTCGGCCAAACGTGTAGCAGCTTCATGCCGTAGGTCATGGAAACGCAGGTCATCGATACCTGCCTGTTTCTTAATTTTCTGCCACTGCTTCGCAATATTATTTTCATGACATGGAATCAGCATTGATTCATCACCGCCACGTTTGAGCATTCGTTTACGGATCTCTGGCTGCAGGAGCAGATCAATAATTTCTAAAGCCTGGTCAGATACCACAAACCATTTGTCATTGTTCTTTTTGGTCGGATGCTTCACCGCCTCCAGGTACCATTTCTTGTGTTCACGATCAAAGTCTTTAATCTTTAAACGTGACAGCTCGCCTAAACGTCTACCGGTATAAATATCCAGCCACATAATCAGATGAATCGGCACACTGGAATGATTACGCAGATGAAAATCCATATAGCCATATGTGGTCAGATCCTGCAGCTCTTTTGAAGTCGGCAATCGATCACGCTCCTCAGATTCAGAAATGATACGGGATTTCCTTAAACCCTTAATGGCCTTTTCATATTCATTAAAATCAACTTCCACCCCCCAAAGCAATTCGGCATGATCCAGAACTGACTTAATGCACTGGAATTCAAAAAGGATAGTGCTAGGTTCTACTGGATCTAATTTACAATTTTCATTCTGGTACCCGTCCCTACGACGTAAAGCATGGTTGGCATAATCAGTACGCTTTAGATCGCAAAGTGGCTTCTGGGCAATATCGAACTTTTTCAGCATCTCTAACGTAAATGCCTTGGTCCGACCATAATCTGAAACTTCAGATTTATACCTGATAATTGCATAAGCTAATGGCATAGCTGCAGATGCCATTGCACCCTTACTGGTTGACAACAAGTGAGGATTCTTTTCTAATCTCTCCTCTTCTCTTTTTAGCCATGCTTTCGCTAAAGTTTTCGAGCCAAAAGTCTCTGTATCAAAGTACTCTATACCGTCACTTTTTCTGCGAATGTTAATGACCGCTTTATACCTGGTACCTTTGGTTTTTGATTTTAACTCTGAGATATAGCCCAT